TCCAAATTCGTATTGTAACTGTTCAAGAACCTTCTTCAGTTCTACCGGTTCTAATGCCCACCAGCGTATCTTCCATGTATTGATATGTCTATCAGTATGCAATGCACTCCAGTTTTCTGGTGCTGTGGTTGTATATCCTGCAAACCGTATAAGCATATCCCGGTGTGCTTCGTGTCCGTGTTCAATAGCACCGCCATCCCATGAGTTTACAAGCCCGTCCGCCCCGATATACACATTGTTCGTCTGATCATCTCTGGCTTTTTGCTCAATACTATAATATATATCATGTATATATAATTTCCCATCCAAATCATCCCCAACTGAAAATATATCCCATTCCACTTTAATATAGAGCTTCTCTGGAAATTCTGTTACAGAAAAGTTGTCAGTGGTTACCGCTCGATCCCCACTTGTCCCAGTCTGTTGCCATAAAGTAGAATAAGAACTATTATCAAGTGAATAAGATATTTTTATTTTTGATTGATTATTCCCAGATGCCCAATCCCACATTGATTTTAAATATATTGTACCTTGTGAAAAATCTCCATCAGGAGATGGCGTGTCGTAAAATTCAACTATAATATGGCGATCTGCACTTGCATCTGATTCAAATGTTCCTGCAGTTGATGTGTCAGTATCATATATTTCATCAAGATCATCGGTAAGAATTGTCGCACCACTCGTTGCCGTAATAGCATGAGATGATGGTCTGGTCTTAAATGACCTTTTTAACTCTTTCAGTGTTTTCGTAACAAACTGAGAATTTTTTGCAATACTGGTCGTGATTGCTGTATTATCTGAGTCATTTATCGGTATAAAATATCCCAGCGATTTATCCCAGTATTCCGCTCTTGAATCCGTCTTCGCACTTGTATCAGCTACATAATAATTAAATATATCTTGACTAAATAGTAATGGGCATGGTCTTAATTCTGTCTGAGACAATTCAGATAGGTATAGTGGGCTTCCCCAATATGTATTATTATTCGGAGTAAACCCACCGTAATCGACAGGAACATGAATTATGACTCCAGTTGTCTTTTCCTGCGGAATACTAATAAAATCCCAGGGACGTTGTTCTGTGAGCGTTAATTTAATTGTTGAGTCATCGTGGGAAATATCAATCAATCTGCCCTGATAAACTTGTAAACAATTCGAGAGTGTAGAATCACCATTTAACTGTGAGTATATCTTTACATTTCTATTGATATATTTCCGTGTTCCTAAGAATAGTTCCGCAGAGAAGTCATCACCCTTGAATTGGAAGTTAATTACAGACAGTGAAATATTGCCTGTCTTGGCTGTGGACTTCGCCAGATCAATGGATGCACGGATGGAAGGAGTGTTGGTAATTACGCCATGATAAAACACCGAATCCACCGTAGTATCGGCAAGTGAGATGGGTGTGAAGTTGTTCCAGTAGATAGCAGTATTATTATTGTGAGTTGCCGCAGTTGTATTCATTGCATCACGTTCAACAGTCAGTGTGTGAGTTGAGATGCTCAATATCTTCATAATCTCACTATCGACTTTGATAAAATCACCAACCTGGAACACTGTACCATCATCCACATCTACGCCAGTTTCAGAATTATCTAACGCTTCGTTTAATAAATTCGCAGTACCATCTGCCTGGAGAGTTGCATCCCAACCACCTTCACCACTTCCCTGGGCATCGCCGTTGAAAAAGCCTAACTGGACGATCCAGTTTTCTTGAATATTGCCTTGCTTAGAAGCTGAGTCGTAGGATGGCTTTGATGCTGCGGTGTATAGACTCATGCAAGATTGAGCCTTTGGGCTTTTTGTATCGCAGGAATGATTGAATCAATAACTGTTTCATCAACTAATGGTGCGGATATATTCAATGTGATTCCGCCTTGCGGACCTTCAATATTTGGTGATCCTATTGGTGTGACTTGTACTCGTTCCTGTCCCCCTGGATTGTCACCAACCATAATCATTTGAGGACCGGAAGTAACGAAGTCACCGCCTTGTGCGAATTTAGCTGCCTCTATCGTTGCAATTTGTGATGCACCTAACGCTCCAACCGCTAATGACAAAGGAATGTTCGGTAATGCCTCTACAATAGCACTGGCGGTATTTACAATGGCTTCTAATTGTGCTGCTCTTTTGGCAAACAAAGCGTTTGCATGGGATCTGTTTTTACCGATTTGAGCAGTTTGAACCAATGCCTTTGACCATGCCTTTGTTGCATCGGTTACTTTAAAAACGGAATCAGATTGAGATTTTGTTGCTGGTATAAAAGAAGAAACAATCACATTTCCTGTCGTTGAAAGCGTTGCTTGTAATCTTTTTAACATATCTTCGTAAAGTCTCAACCTTTCCATCAGTATCGCATCACCACCGAGCATATTTTTTAATTTATCAAAGAATGATGGGTCTTCTGCCATTTGAATAAGATGTGCCTGTAATCTTGCGATCTCAATCCGGAGTTCATCCATTCTTAACGATTCGGGATCGATTGCGAGTCTTAATTTTTTTGCTAATATTCCGGCGGCTTTTGCTGCATTCTCTATCACCGGAGTCAACAAAACACCAATCTGTACTTTTAGATCATCCATTGCGGTCTGTGCTTGTTTTATTTTATCAGCAGTGGTTAAATGTTCATCACCTAAGTTCTTAACAAGCGTATTGGCTTCTTTCATTGCTTCATTAACGAATGCCTGTTTCCTCTCTGCATCAGTTAATTCTGAAACGGTTTTACCAAGTACTTCAGCATAGTTTTCATTTGCACTTGTAGCATCGACCATAATTCCTAAATTATCAAGCATCAATTTCGATTGCCTACCAAGACCAGTGACTAATGATTCAATACCGAAAGCGGTATCTTGACCTAATGCGGAAGCAAGTCTTTGGGCAACATCAAACATATCTGCCATTTGATCTTCTGATTCAGCAATTCCCAGAAGCATAGCATTGTTTGCCTGTTTCATTAAGTCCATAGAACTCATAGTCCCGTCTGTTGCGGATCGTAATTTATTTAATGCCTGTGCTGAGAATCCTGATGATTTAGATAGGTTATTGAATCCTCTTGCAAGTGCTTCCGACTGTCCGGACAATTTTACGAACTCAAGTGCTTTCATTGCAGTCCCAACAGTGAATGCAGTTTGAACCATACTTCCTAATGCTCCATCAATACCTTTTAAACCTTTTCTGGCTTTAGCAGCACCCTTAAGTCTTGCGATTAATGTGATATTCTTAGCCATTATTTCTTCTTTTCCTGATCTCGCTTCATACAGGCGTTCATTTCTTCATCTATGAACTCAAAATACTTCATCCTGTGCCAGTCAGCTTCGTCTAAGCTGGTTGCTGCGGGAATGTTAAACCGTTTGCACATCATAAATTCCCGTATGTAATCTTGCGAACTCTCATCTAAGAATAATTCCGCATTTGCAAACAGTGGGATCTGGTAGAACAGTGATTGTCCTGCTGACCACTTGGATTGTTCCGCCTCTTGTCCGATCCGCTCAAATTCATTCCACACTTCATCTTCATTGTATTTTATTTTTTTGTTAAGTGTTGGCGATGTCGCTTTGTACGGAAAGGAAACAAATCCGGAGTCAGGTGGACTGAAATACGACAGCCAGACATTTAAACGGCACCGCCATTCGCTTTTTTTGTGATTACCAGGTAGTTTTGTATGATAGCCTGCCCAAGTGCGTCTATCTCTGTATCGGTCAAGCCTTCTACTGTTGATTCCGGATTAGTGAATGCAATATTCAAAGCCATCTCAATGGCATCGTAATATTTGTTCCAATCTATTTCATTTGATTGATTCAATACCGCCGGAGCATACGATTGCGAATGCACCGCATGAAGTTTCCGGCGATCTTTGAATGTAATTGAATTGACCTCCCATTTCCTTTTTAGAGCTTCAATTTCCATGTGTTTCCTTTTTTGTTTTTAATTTACCAGACGGTCACTGCTTCATTCTTGAATGTGGTTATCTTGAACGCTTCCGTTGAACTGTTCTGGACACATTCAAATGGAATCGTATGGAATATTCCGGATTCCGATATATCCTGTCCCGGATCGCCTGTGTATTGTATCTCTGCAAGTATATTCACCTCACCTTCTGATGATACAGTTCCATCACCTATCTTGATCGCCAGTGATGATGTGTTTCCATCAAGAAAGTTCTGAACTACATTATTCCCAGCACCATAATCAAATTCATCATCCCATTTAATTGAAATTTCTCCTGTAACCGTGTACTCCGGGAATACGTAAACTTCTGCATTTCCATTAGTATCAAAACCAACCCGGTTAATTCCATTTGAAATATTAAAGCTAAATGATTTCATTATGAATGTCTGTGATGCATTACCTTCAATGTCCAGTGTTCGTGCATCAGCATCAAGAATATTGAAATAAACAGCTTCTCTTGCAACCCAGGTTCCATTAAAAGTTTGTTCCAGTACAGTGGATGTGGATAACGGATTTGAGAATCCACTGAAATAATTTCCTGAAATAGAAAGAAGACCATTGTTACTCGCTATATCACCTGAAATCGTTACATCAGAACAAACCACTCCACAGACCTTGATACCTTCAGCAGCTCCCATTCCGTAATATGCCAGGTTGCAACTGTGTGGGATTCCGGAACTGATTGTACCACCCATTGAATCTGCATTACTTGATCCGTCAATTTCCATTTCATGTAAAGTTGATCCTGATGTTCCGCTTTCCTGTCCCACCAGAAGCATATGCTGTGCAAGTGTTCTTGGTGTCGCCAACATTTCAAAAGGCATTGTAACTGTTCCACCTCTCAAGTTGGTTATCGTATCCGCAGCATTCTTTACACTACCTCGACCTGATAGTAATCTGGATTCTCTTTGTATGTTAAAAACTGGTTTTTGTGCCTGTACAACTGGTTGGGTCAAATAGGCAGTTCCATCAGCACCTGAACTGTCAAGTGCTACACCAAATGATGTCTCTGCTTTCAATCCATAGTATACACTATTGGCAGCAACTACTCTTGCATCAGCCATTTGTTAACTCCTTTTTTGTTTTTGTTGATTTGGCTTTTTTAGCAACTCCCATCTTCAGGAGTTCTTCAGCAGCCTCATTTGGTAAATCTACTGAATCGCCTTCCTTTAATTTGCCAAGAGAAGCGATGTCACATAAAACAGAATTTGAACTGATCCTGTGTATCTTACCTGTTAAACCTTTTATCTTCATATTGCCTCCGTAATTATGCACATGAATGTTATGTTTGCCCGCTTTAATTCTGGATCATCTTCATCTATTTCGTAAGTGATGGATTCTATTCTTCCATCGTGGAATTTATACGATGAAGACGGACTGTAAGCTGAATTGTTGTATATCAGCCTTTTAACACGCTCCGCCCGGTTTGTCATGTGATCCTTGTTTAATTCCATGTTCCCGGCTTTCTTCATTTCGTAAATAATTAAAACTGAATAGGAACGCACTTGTCCTGAACTTAATAACTCGACCAGCGTATCTTCTTCCGGTTGTAAAATAAAACATTCATTTCCTTTAGCTTCATATCCCACCGGAATCCCACTAAATTCATCTTCCAATAGTTTTTCAATAGAGTCCAGGACATTTGTCTTTATTATATTTGTATAACTTATCGCCACAGCCTTGCCGTCTTAATTTTCGGATTGTCCTGCATACTTGACACCTCAAGTTCCCATTCGTCTGATGTTGAATTATAAACACCGTTTGAAAATCTCACATACATCCCATGTCCCACACTTTGAAATGATCCGTCTATAATTTCGGCACTTGCCACTTGTGATATTTTCAGCGAAGTATCATCACCAACGTATGAATCAAATTTTACGGTTGTATTTTTAGTGCCGGCGGTGAATGTTCCGGTTGCATTTATCTTGATCTTTATAAGATCCCAGTCCACTGTCGGTTTCCCACGAACATCCACAATATCACCGGTAGTTGAACCGTTTGCTGATATGACTCTTAATTGTTTCTGACGTTCACCTTGATTCCACAGTCTATATTTACCGGCAACTAACTGATCCAATAATCCTAATCCGGTTTCAGCATCAATAATTCGTTTCTCAAGCTCATCTGCAAGTTCCTGGTTCAATGGTCGGACAAGCGAAGCACAAGTTAGAGTTGCATTTGACTTAATAATGATCCAGTCATAATTCCGAGTTGATGCTGATTGAGTTCCCACGCCTTTTCTTGAAATAACAGGGAAGGGTAAAAAACTGCGGATTCTTTCTGCGGTTTCGTTGTTGATCCGTGTCTTTAAAGTTTCCCAATCCACTCCCGCTTCCATACGGTCTTCATTCGGTGAATTTGATGAATTATAGACATAAGTAATGTCCGGTCCTGAATCATAGAACCATTCATTGTTCTCTGTCAATGCTGCCAGATTAGACTGTGCCGCTCCAAGTTCATTTCCGTTCATGTATAACTGACTCACAAACCCGGATTGTGTATAATATTTATTGCTTGTAAATACTGCCCAGTTCGTCAATAATTTCTTCTGATCGTAAACATCCAGATCAGGAACTACTGCAATCAGGTCTGTGGTAGTGTTTGAATATGCTGTTTCAACTGTGCTCATTTTTTACTCTCTCACTCATTTCTTTTGCCCTGTTTGGTGTTTGAATTGCCCACCGTGAAGATAACATCTCCACCGATGCTTTTTTCCATTGCATAGTTTGAAAATATCCAATGGTCTTCACAAACTTTGAAAATCCATTAACCCCTAATTGATAACACATTTCAATCACGACTTCCTGTATTCCAGCCGGCATTTTTGATAACCATAAGAACGATTCAAAACACCGGACAATAAGCATCGTGAGCTTCCTCTCGAGAATATGATGGGCAATGTCTTTGTCAATAACCAAGTCTTTAATGGCGAAGCCGTAACCGATTGTGTCGAATCCCAATGTGTCAATATATGTCTTTGCCCGATAACCTTCATGCTTTTTAACGCTCTCAATTAATTTGTGAAAATTCATTTTCTAAAACGTGCAATAATTCCATCAACTGCCATTGGTAGTAATATTATAGATACCATTAATATCCCGAACGACAACGCCAGAATAAATAAATTAACTATCCATTCATAAATTATCACTTCTAAGTCCTCTGATAAATTCCGTTATTCCATGCCCGACTATATTATCCACCGCATCCACTACCCATGGTTCT